ATTCAAACCGTCAGAAGACTAAACAAGCAATGTCTGATGCACAGTTAATGCATGCACAAAAAATGAGTAGTGGGCAATTAGAGTATTCTGGAAAATTACTAGAAGCTAGACAATCTGATTGGAAGGACGAATTTATTTTGCTTTTGCTGTCAATTCCAATCGTAATGCTGGGATGGTCAGTCTGGTCAGATAATCCCGAACATATGGAAAAAATGGAATTATTCTTTTTGCATTTTGGAAATCTACCTTTTTGGTATCAAACAATTTTCGTAGGAGTCATTGCGAGTGTCTATGGACTTAAAGCAACAGATCTAATTAAGCGAAAATAGTTCAGATCTTTACAAAACGTAAATAGTTGCTATAACTACTATATGATTAGAGGTGATAGCACAGATTATGAATTACTTATTAAATGGAGTAAGGGATTCGATTGCCAAGGTTTTAAATCATGTGAAATCGGAGTTCGTGAAGGGCTTGGTTCTAAAATTATTATGGATAATATCATTAATAATTATATTCATGTTGGTGTGGATCCTTACGGTAATTTAAATTATCAACATTACGATAGCACAGGTTCTTACACTTGTGATTACACGGATCAGATGAGAGATACAATGCTAAATGATTTTTATTCTTACAGGAATGAAGGTAAGTTTACTTTATGTAACATGACCGATACAAAATTTATGAACCATACAGAACATAAGGATTCTAAGTTTGCATTTGTGCATTTTGATGGTCCCCACATGACTAAAGATGTTATCACTGAAGCTGTTTGGTTTGCGAACAGAGCAGCCCCAAAAACTAGATTTATTTTTGATGATTTTACTAAGTATAACCAAAGTTTAATAAACGAAACTCTTACACATTTTGGTTTCTTAGTTATAGAAGAGGGTGAAAACAAAATCTGTTTAGAAAAAAATGAATCTTGATCTAAATACACTAGACGCTATAAAGCACTATATTAATAAACAAATTAAACAAGTTAAAGAAGATATAGTGTACGGTATAGACACAATCGACAACCTCAAGTATGCTAAAGGGAAACTCAGCGGATTAGAAACGCTGCTTCAGGATCTTAAAGACCTGCAGAGAAATGAGGAGAATGTCGATGACGATAATACAAACGGATCCTTTAATAGGGATTAAAAAAAAGGGTGAGGCTGCACCTGATTCAAATGAAACAGCTATACCTACTGATAAAGCAGGTATTGATAAATACCTTGAACTAATACCGAAACCAGTTGGTTACAGACTTTTAGTTAGACCTTATTCAGGTCCTAAAAAAACTAAAGGTGGAATTATCTTTACTGACACAGCAAGCGAAACAATTCAAATGACAACCGTTGTTGGTTTAGTCGTTGCGATGGGGGATCTTTGTTATCAAGACAATGATAAATTTCCTAAAGGACCTTGGTGTGAAACAGGACAATTTGTAATCTACGGTAGATATGCCGGTTCAAGATTTAGAACAAAATATGGTGAGCACCGTATTTTAAACGATGATGAAATCATCGCAACCATAAGTAAACCAGAAGATATTCTGCACTTATATTAAACGTTAAGGAGAAAACATCATGGCTGATGCACAGGAGCGAGCTAACATACAACCTGAGGTTGAAATTGATCTTGATGACGTAAAAGAAACAAACGTCCAGGTCGAGGAAACTAAACAGGAAGAATCAAAAGAACCGAATTTAAATTCTGGTGAAGTTGATTTAGGTTATACTGATCACGATAAAGAGCAACCAAAAGAAAAGGTTGAATTTGAAGAAGTTCAGGAAGAACCACAAGAAGAAACAAAAAATGAGGTAGAAGACCTTACTCAAGTTTCTGATCAAGTCAAAAAGAGAATTGATAAACTTACAAGAAAATTTAGAGAGTCTGAAAGAAGAGAACAGGCAGCTTTAGATTTTGCTAAGGGTTTACAAAAAAAGTATGAGGATTCTGAATCTAAATATAATTCTGCAGATGAGAAATACTTAACTGAATTTGACGCTAGAGTTGATTCTCAAAGAGAAGAAGTCAAAAGAAAACTGAAAGAAGCGATTGAAAGTAATGATTCAGATAAAATCATGGAATCAAACGACGAACTTGTTCGGTTATCTATTGAAAAAGAAAAAGCTAGGATTAAACTTGCAGATAGAGAGTCAAGATTAAAACAGCTTGAGGAACAAAAGAATAGCGTTAAAGAAGAGCCAAAATACTCAGAACAAGACGTAGTACCCGCACAACCTAGTACACGAGCTAGGGATTGGGCAGGTGATAATACGTGGTTTGGTAATGATAAAATCATGACCAATGCAGCAATGACGGTGCACGAAGATCTAGTGGGCATAGGTGTTGATGTAGAGAGCGATGAGTATTATAATGAGATAAACAAACGAATGAAGGAAAATTTCCCTCACCGTTTCGTTACTCAAGAGCAACGAAGACCCGTCCAAAAAGTTGCTTCTGCCGGTAGAACCCAGCAGGGACGTAGATCTGTGAGACTCACCAAGTCACAGGTGGCTATTGCCAAAAAATTAGGGGTGCCACTAGAAGAATACGCTAAATTCGTGAAGGAGGAATAGCAAATGAGTGATAAAATAAATAGAACTTCGCGCGCGTCTGTTGAAGTCGAAAAAAAGAGACTACAACCATGGACGCCACCATCATCTCTGGATGCACCACCTGCGCCAGACGGTTATTGTCATAGATGGATAAGAACCGAGAGTATGGGTTTTCAAGATACGGCTAACGTATCTAAAAAAATGAGGGAAGGTTGGGAATTTGTGAGAGCAGAAGAATTGAAAAATTCTACAGGTGATCATAATTATCCAGTCATAGCTCAGGGAACTTACGCAGGTTTGATCGGGGTTGCTGGCCTTGTGTTGGGAAGGATACCGGAAGAAATTGTTAAAAGCCGTGCTGAGTATTTCAAAAGAATTACTCAAGAAAGAATCGACGCGGTGGACAACGATGTCATGAAGGAACAACGACCTGAGATGCCTATCAATATTGATAGACAATCTCGCGTAACTTTTGGTGGTGGAAACAAATAATAATTATTTGGCAATATTCACTCCAAAAAAAAGTAAACAACTAAACGGAGAAAATAACTATGGCTAACACAGCTGAAAAATATGGTCTAAGACCTGTAAGAAAGTTAGATGGCTCTCCTTTTATTAATGCGCAAAACAGATATAGAATAGCAGCGAACTACGGTACGCCAATTTATCAAGGTGACTTGGTAAAACCTGTTACAGGTGGTGGAATCGAAAGAGCGGTTGCTAATACTTCTGATCTTGTTGTGGGCGTTTTTAACGGAGTGTTTTACACTGACCCTACTACTCAGAAACCAACTTGGAAAAACTATTATCCAGGAACAGTTAACGCTAGTGACATTGTCGCTACTGTCGTTGATGATCCAGATGTAGTCTACTCAGTTGACTCTGATGGAGCGTTCGCAGTTGCGGACATCTTCAAAAACTTTGCAATAACAACAGCAACAGGTAACACTTTATCTGGAATATCTGAAGTTCAAATGGACTACAGTGTTTCTGGCTTAACTGTAAGTGGAACTGTTCTTCAAGCAATTGACATATCGCAAGATACTAATAGTTCAACTGCTGGAAGCGTGAACGTAGATGTATTGGTTAGAATTAATAACCATTTCTATGCTCAAGGCACAGGCATATAATAGGAGAATATAAATTATGGCTATATCAAGATCACAACTAGTTAAGGAACTAGAGCCAGGATTGAATGCACTATTCGGCCTGGAATACAATAGATACGACAATGAGCATGCAGAGATCTTCATGACTGAATCTTCGGACAGAGCGTTTGAAGAAGAAGTTATGTTATCTGGGTTTGGCACAGCAGCTACTAAAGCTGAGGGTGCTATGGTCACGTTTGACCAAGCTTCTGAAGTATATACTTCAAGATACACGCACAATACTACTGCGTTAGCATTTGCTATCACAGAAGAGGCGATTGAAGATAACTTATACGACAGATTAGCGGGCAGATATACAAGAGCTCTTGCTAGATCAATGGCGCAATCAAAACAAATCACAGCAGCTAACATTTTGAACAACGGTTTCGACACTGGTGGTTCATACAATGGTGGTGACGGTAAAGCACTTATTACTACTGATCACCCGTTAGCTACAGGTGGAACGTTCAGAAATGAACTTTCTACTGCTTCTGACTTGTCTGAAACATCGTTAGAACAATCGTTGATTGACATCGCGGCGTTCGTAGACGAAAGAGGGTTAAAAATAGCTCTTCAAGGTAGAAAAATGATAATTCCAAAAGAATTACAATTTACTGCTGAGAGAATTATGAACTCACCTTTATCTACAACTCCAGGTGGATCATCTGCGTTTGCGAAAAACGACATCAACGCAATGATGAACATGGGTATGATTCCAGAAGGTTACAGAGTTAACCACTTCTTGACTGATACTGATGCATTCTTCATTATGACTGATGCACCAAATGGCTTGAAGAACTTCATTAGAAGTCCTATCAAAACAGCTATTGAAGGTGATTTCGACACGGGTAACGTTAGATTCAAAGCTAGAGAAAGATACAGCTTCGGTTGGTCTGATCCTAGAGGAATCTTCGGTTCTCCGGGAGCGTAATAAGATACTTTATAGGGGCGTACTTTACGCCCCTATATTTAAAGTTTATAATAGGATTTATTATGGGATATAAAAGCGACGTACAAGCAACAAGATCAACTGC